ATCAGGTAACGTATCAATTGCCTTAATTCCTTCTTCTTCATTTAAACCAAGATACATGTTGTCTTCATCTTTTTTGTTCATGTTTAAACTTGAAAGAGGTTCTACAGGTGATTTTGTTTGATCTAAAATTTTAAATATCTCTTGCATTGATGCATCACTCTCATCAAATTTGTAATCTTCTGGTACATAATCATTTAATGCTTCGTTAGCAATTTTTGCTAAATGAAATCTTGATAAAGTAGATAGCCCACCGAACTTACCTGGTTGTTCTAAAAAGTTTTTAAAAGCAGAATTAATTACATTCATAGCATTTGGATTAGATAAAATTCCATTTGCTTTGTTACCTAAAAATAGAGTTACTGCCATTGGAAAAAATCCCATGCCGTATGCACCAGCACCTACTGCAATGTTTGGACCTGATAAAACTAATCTTCTAGCTAAGAAAGTTGATGCTTCAGGCACTACATAAGATTTCACTGCATCCATATAACTTAATAAATCATCATAGTTTTTTAAAAGTTGATTTGCTTTTTCTTGTCCAAAAATAATTCTCATTTGTGTAGCTGATGCTTCGTTAGGTAATACTAATTTTCTAAAAATATCTGCATCAAAGTAAACATTACCACCACCTAAATTTTTAGCAGGTAATCCATTTGGCATTAATAAATCATCAACAGTTTTATAGGGTTGTCCTAGCATTGCTTTTTGTTGTTCTTTTAATAAATAGCTTTCGATCCAATCACCCATTGCATTTTTTTCAATTGGTCTAAATGACATTTGATATGCATTACCTACGTGTGCGCCCCATAGTTTTCTTAAACTTTCATTTCCTTCTTTAGAACCCTTTTTAACTAAATTAGTTCTAAAAGCAGTATTACCTGATGCGTCTACAAATGGAGTTACTTTATGAACATCTGAATCAAGAAGTTTTTGTAAATCTGTTATGGCCTCAAAACTCATTCCATTTTTAGTTTGAAAAATATTTCTACTTATAGTTTTTAACATTTCATCTTTGTAAGTATTTCCTGCTTTGTTAAAATCTATCATTTGTTTATAACTTAATGCGTTTTGATCAAAAGCAGCTAACTTTCTTGCAGTCAAAGATTCAAAAGTTTTAATGTTATTTGCATAATATTCAAATGCGTGTTCTATATTTTCTTTAAGTTCTAATTTTTTAGCTTGTGTTAATCCAGTTTCACCAACAGTTGTTTTTACTTCTGACTGTACTAAATTACCACCAGCCTCAATCATATCTTTTGTAGCTACATTTTCTCTTAATGTAATTTGACGACCAGGAGATAAATCCATTTTAGCAAAATCTTCTTCTAAAGCTTTTTGTAACTGCGTATAAATCATCTGACTTGGTTCATTTTTAGATAGTTGAGCTGTAGATTTGTTTAACATTGTTCTTAAAAAAGAATATTCTGAAATAGATATAGGTCTACCTTTTGAAGCTAATTCTTGATACGCTGCAATAAATTGACCAAAAGGTGTTGTTAAATCTTGTTCTTGTAAAAATGCTTTTAATTCTGGTGGTGCAGTTGTATCTCTTTGTAATGCTTTAAAATATGCATTAACACTATTTAAATCTATTACTCTTGGGTCACCAAACGCTCTAGATTGATTTAAAAATCTATTAAAGTTAATACTATTTATATTCATAAATTTTTCATATGTCTTTAAAACTTGATTAGCAGCTCTTTCTGATGATTGTGCTGCAATCGCTAAATGCATTCCAGGTTGTAATTCAAATATTTTTGAAGACACATCATTAAATTGTTTAATAGCTCCTAGTTGAGCTTGAGCTGCCGGTCTTCCTATGTATGGTAATTGACCAAAAATTCTGTTTACACCTTTTAAAATTTTACCACCCATAGTGTTTGGATCTGCTGCCATAATGTAAGTAAGTTTTAAATTATTTTTTTTAGCAATTTCTGCCATTGCTCTTGCATAAGGAGTTTCTAGACCAAACATTTTTCTTAAACCATACATAGCACCACCAGTTAAAGGACCCAATAACTCCGCACCAGCGTTAAATGTTAAACCTACTCTAAAGTCATCTAAAGTTCTAAGTAAAGGATTTTTTTCCATCATATCTTTGTAAGTAACATCACCAACTTTTTTCTTAAGATCTAATTGATCTCTAGCTATTTCATCAGCTAAATCATATGCAACACCTCCTGCTGAATATCCTAATGCTCCAGATAAAGCTGCTCTCATAGCGCCCTGAGCTGCAACACTTCCTCCCATACCCATGGCGGTAGCACCTACTTGTTTTATCCCAGTGACTGTTTTATTTAACAATGGATTTTTAAATGTAGATTTAATTTTATTTAAAGCTGCTATAGATTTTTTTGGATTTAAAATAGCAGCTCCTAATCTTTTTCTATCTAAAAATAAAGATGCAGTAAGGAAACCAATGTCAGTGTACATTTGTACTTTATCTCTGTTGACTTTATCAGATGTCATTTCAGAGATAGGATCTGCTATTATGCTTTTTTCTTTAGCAACAACTTTTGCAGCTTCGTTCTGTTTATTTTCCATAACGCCTAAAGGCGGCACATCAATCACACCTTTTTTTTGTAAAGTTTCAATAAATACTTTTTGCTGCGGATTTAAATTACGAAGATCTATTCTGTTAGATTGAAGTAATGATTCTAGTTCTTTAATATCCATTATTCTTCTCCTACAATTTTCATGTCACCAAAAAGGACATCAGAAATTTGATCTAAATCACCAGCATTGTTTTCAATTATTTGAGATAAATTTTTCTCAAAACCTTTTAACTGGTTTATATTTTTTTGTTTAGATAAATCCATAATTTTATCATATCCAAAAATTTGATCAGGCATGATACCTATTGTTGATGCAACACCTAAATCTTTCCTTATTGATTCTTCTAATTCTTTTTTGATTACAAGATATTGAGATATAACTTTTGTTGGTGATTTAAAAAAACCAAACTGGGTAGTTAATTTTTCAGCTCTTTCGATATCTCTTACAGCAAGTCTGTCTTTGTCTTTTAAAATATTTGCAAGAGCATAAGATGTTAAAAGTTCAATAGCTCTTAAAGAAGCTTGTTTTCTTAAAGTGTCACTTTCATCAGAGTTTACTGTCCCTAATTCTTTTTTTATTTTATCGAAATAACTTTTTCCTGCTTCTAATTCTGCTTTTGCTTCATCCGGATCAATTTCTCCGGCTTCTAATCTTTTATTAATATCTGAATTGTACTGTTCTTTTTGTTCTCTGTATTGTGAATTTAATTTTTCGAATGAAGTTTCTCCAAAATATTGTGCAAAAATATCTTTACCAGCTAATACAAATTCTGATAATGTACCTTTAGAACCAATCAAATCTGGGTCATTCATTGTTAATTCTAAAGCATTATTTATTCCTCTTAAAGCATTAGCTTTAATTGCAATTCCTTTATTTACTCTTTCAATATCGTCTGCTTCAGGAGCACCCATTATTGTGTATTTTTGATTTGATACATCTATATAACCACCAGGTACCTTTATTTGTACGTTACCTTGTTCTGAAGTTCTTCCTCTAAAAGTTTTCATTTCACCATCATAATTTAATCTTATTAATTTATCATCTGATGAAAACTTAACATTTTTATCTTTTTTTAAATTTCCAAGCATTGCTTTTTTTAATTCGTTTTCATCTTTTCTTCTTTCGTCTTCTAAAGCTAATGCCATAGGTATTACGTTTTGACCTGATTTACCCAACACATCTAAAAAACCTTTAAAACCTGGTTGATCAGTTCTACCAGTTAATAAATTAGAAGCTAATTGTAACAACAGTAATTTGTTTGATCTTTTGTCGTCTCCCATGATATCGTCAACTGCATTATCTAATTGTATAGCAAGAGCACTTTTCCTCGGATTATCTGAAAAAAAGTTATCCATATTTTCAAAATAAATTTGTTTAGCTTTTAAATTTTGATCATCTCTATTTTTTTGTTCGTTCACAACAACATCATTAGGTATGTCATCAATTGTTTCGGTGTCTTCAGTTACAATAACTTCTGGATCTTCAGGATCTTTGCTTTCAGGTTCTACTTCTAAACCTGTTAATTGATTTTTTTCCTCTACTTGATTAATTACTTCAGGTACTGCGTCTGGTTTTATTTCAATGCCACTATCTTGTTCAGATTTATTTATTTGTTCTATAATTTCAGAACCAGACTTTCCTGGAAAGTCTTTTTCTAATTGTGAGATTTGTCTTGTAGGTGCATCTTGACTTATATTTACATCATCGAAATAACCAAACCCACCTTGAGCTCTAGCTTTTTCTTTCATAGCTTCATATTCTTGAGGTGTGTTTGTTGCTCTAGCTAATGCATCAAACCCTTGACCTATCGCTATACCACCTAATACAGGGGCCAATCTTCCCCCCAGCATAAATGCTCCTGTTCGACCTACTGCATTTAATGGTGTTCTTATGGCACCTGGTAATCCAGCGTATCTTTGTTGTAAACCTTTCATAGATAACAAAGGTTCTCTATTATAAGTTGCAGGCACATTCGGTGATGATGGAGGCATTGGTAATCTTGTTATACCACCGTTATCAAAACTTGTTGGTTTTTTAAGTTTATTTATCACAGGTTACCTCCCTGAGAACGCTGCGTACGCTCCTAAACCTGTTCCAACAGCTTGACCTAATGGACTAGGTTGTGGTGCAGATGTTTGAGATAGTCTTGCTTGAGATGCAGATGGTATACCTGATTGAATATCAGATACAAATGCAACTCTTTGATATGGTTCTTGAATATTTTGCACAGCTGTTTGTCTAGCTGCTTCTAATCCTGCTTGTTCAATTCCTCTTTGAACGCCTCCAAGTCCAGTCAATCCTGCAAGCTCATTGTCTCTTTGAGCTAAAGCTTGTTGAGCTAAACCTGTTTGACCTTGTGCTGCAGATAATGCGGTTTGAGTTTCTAAACCTCTTTGTGTCTGTAATTCTCCCAATGCTGATTGAAAACCAGAACCATAAATTTGCCCTAATGTTCCAGATTTTTGTCTTTGTAATTCTGCTATACCAACACCTTCTCTGCCTCCTCCAAAATTACCTGTTCCAATAGCTTGTTGTGCAAGTTGATTTTCACGTTTTAGATAATCATCAGATACCTGATTTACAACATTTTGGATAAAAGGATTCATTGCTGATTGTACATCTGCTGCAGTAAATGTTTTACCAGCTGCTGTTTGCGCAGCACCTAAAGCTGTGTCAGCTGCAGTCATTTGAGCAGATCCAGCAGGTCCTGACCTAGCTAATGCTAATGCATCTTGTTCTGCTTGAGACATGCCTGCAACTTGAAATGCAGGAGGAGTTGTTTTTGTTCTAGCTAATTCAATAGCAGAATCCATTAAACCTAGTCTTCTAGCTTCAATCTCTGGTGCTTCTCTTATTGTTTGAACGTTAGTAGTATCTGCTGGTACGCTACCACCTCCGCCTCCTCCACCTGAACTCATTTTTTTTCTCCTATAAATTTATCTAATTGGACATGTGACTTAACATATCCTTTTGTTTTTAAAAATCTTTCCCAACCTGGTCTAGCATAAAATTCCATTTTACTTACTCCCTGTTCTTTTGCCCACTGTTCCATTGGTTCTAAAAACTTTGTCCATAATTCCATTTTCTCCCCTGTAAGTACACGGAAATTCATTGTCCGGTACTTAGGATACTCTTTTAATTCTGTTACCCCCACTGCGTAGACTTTTTGATCTTTTTCAGACCAAGCCACCCACAACTGCATCAGATTTTTTTTAATCTGACCTTTAACGTGTTCGTGGTCAGCGTATCCACCTGACCTTTCGAGAGCTTTTTGAATATAGTCTTGAACAAAAATCCAAACTTTATCCACTTCTTCTTCTTTCCATATACGCAACAAATCCATTAAGACATTCGTTTTGCTAATTTGTCAAAATCTGCCATTTGTTTATAGAAAAATCTAGCACCAAGCTCCCTTTGTTGTTTTTTATCTTTTGGGTTTGCTCCTAAAGCAATGCCTGCGCCTCTTACAGCTTTTGATTTAGTAACAAACTCACCGTCAGCTAACTGCGCTAACATAGTATCTTTTTCTTCATTACCTTTACCAGCTGAATCAACAACTAGTTTACCTGAAGTTCTTTTATAATTATTTGCATTTTCTTCATCTGTATTTGTTTTGCTTGGTAATCTATCTATTAAAGATCCTTCTTTAGCAAATAACATACCTGGCATTATTGGTGGTCTTTGAATTGAACTCATTGGTGCAGGAGCTATATCAACATCTTCTTCAGCTGTTGTTTCCTCAATAGATTGCATTGGCATATTAGATGCTCTACCACCCATAGCTAATTGCGTTATACCACCTTGATTCATTTGACCAAACTGCATTTTAAAAATTTTATATGTGTTAAAATCCATTGCATCTTCACCAGCAGATTCTTTTTCTGCTTTGTATTTATCGTACTCTTCTTTTAAAAGATCAGGAGCTGGCATTCCTCCTTCTTCAAGTCCAATTATACCGCCTGCTTTAATTCCACTATAAGGTTTGTCAGGATATTGTGAGTAATCAATAGACATATTTGGATCATCATAAGGCATAAACTGACCTGGGTTTTGTGCATAAAATTTATTGTAACCTGGGTATGTTGGGTCCTTTGGTGGTACAGGATCAAATGCTCCTAATCCATAAGCAACTCCTGCTGCACCTGCTGCACCTAGACCTACTTTTAAAGGGTCCATTTGTGCAGATGTTATTGGCACTTGTCTTACATTACCCATCATATCTCGAACTGTTTGCATGGCAGCACCACTATCTCCTACCACAGGTTGTTCAGATTTAAATACTCCAGCTGTCTTATCAAATATACCCATCAACCCATCTCTTGATTGTGGCGTAACAGAAATAGTATCCTGACCTTGAGGAAGAACTTTTAAAGCTTCAAATGCAATTTTATCTTTACCTTTTAAACTTTCTGGTGTTACTGCTTTATTTATGTCAGTTATGTTCATAGCCATTTCTGGTGATGCACCAGGTTTATTATTAAATCCACCTGTTAACTGCATAGTTAATGCTTGTGTGCTAGTATCCTTAAAAGAATCTTTAAATAGTTGTGAGCCTCTTTTGCCACCTAATGCGTTTATACCTACATTGGCTGCATACATCATTGCTAGTGTTGCTGGATCCATATTTCTCCTGTTTTAAATACGTATTTATTCCAATTTACTTAATTTTTTCGCCTTCGTCAATAAACCTACCCTTATAACTATAGTCTCCATGATGAGTAATATATGCATCTACATTAGCATATATTTTACCTCCTATGTCAGTCCACTTTTTACAAAAAGCAAAATCTTCACCCATAAAAGTTCCTTTTTCTTCATTGAATTCAGTGTCCCAAAAGTTATAAAACTGGTCTGTTTTACGCATTTGTTGGTTCAACATCGTTTGTTGTCGTATTCTTAAATGAGGATATTCTTTTGCCATTTTCTCAAACACTTGTCTTTTAATCAACATAAATCCAGCAGGACCTCTTTTAATTTCTGTTATTCCTTCTGAACAATCAATGTTTTCAGGATCTACAAAAGCCATTGGATAGTAATAACCACACTTACTTATATGCCTTCCTGATTTTTCACTTATACTTTTTGCTTTATCCCAGTCTATAACTTTCATAGGGTAAGGAGTTAAAACTATATCTTTATCAGCTTCAAGCATTGTAAGTAAGGATGTTTCATCAAATTCTACGTCAGTATCTACAAATAACATATGTGTGCACTCAGATTTTAAAAACGCAGCTGTACATAAATTTCTACCTTGAGTAACAATTGATGATTGTATCAAATGAAAAGTAACTGGTATTTTATGTCTTTGTAACATTGCTTGTAATTCTAATGTTGCTCTCATGTAATGAATATCTACTCCACCATGACAAGGAGAAGTAAAAAATAATTTAATGGGATGTTCTTTTTTCTTATCCCATTCTAAAACATCATTCCCTTTATCAGTATTTTGTCCAAATATATTTTTTTCATTAATGATACTTCTTTCATCTATTTTAATTGTCATGCATATCCTTTCATACTCAACAGTTGATCAAATAAACTTGTCCATTCTTTTGCTCGCATATCCCAATTATAAAAGGTTCTATAATATTTCATTTGATCTTTTAATCGATCGTGAAGCACTGGCTCATGATAGTTATCTGCAACAAATTCTATTATTACTTTAAATTTTTTTGCTAGAGTATACATGTCAGTTTCATAATTTACATAATGAGCATATTCAGTGCAAGTTTCAAACAAAGCACCGAAATTAGTTACTACTGCCATATTACCTGCTGCCATTGCTTCGATTGCAGATATACAACAAGTCTCTTCCCAAATGGATGGGTATGCAAAAATTTGTGTTTTTTGCATAGCTTGTATTATTTCATTATTTGGTTTGTACCCAACATGATTAACATTTTTTAATTCTTCCATTTTATCATACATAGGTTTAAATTGTTTATCATTCTGAAGTTCAAACTCACTACCGTAAATTTTTGTTGAGCTATAAACATCTAATGTGATGTCATCTCTCTTCATGAGTTCCATTGCTCCTAGTAAAACATTTAAACCACGCCAAGGTGTTGAAGTGTGTATAAGTTTGATTGGATCTCCTTTTTTAAATTTTGGTCTATCTATCCATTCTGTAGCAGGTAAGGCATTTTTTATTACGCAACATTTGTGTGTAGGTAATCCATAAGCATATCTAAATTTTTCATAACACCAATGCGTATTAAAAACATACCAATCATATTTTCTATGGTTTTCTTTAATTCTAAACCAAGGAGCTATATTAGGTTGATCATAAGAATTTTTCATCCACAAAATATTTATTTTATCTGGATCAATAGGTTCTTTTTCTGGAACGGATGTAGTTATTTGTATTTTTTTAAAATAGCTAGGATCTATTCTTTTTTTAAGTTCTGCAAATTGTATTTCTGTGCCGCCTGCTGCTTTCATTTTAAAGGCTCTTCCCCAACCACATCAAATCCTTTGGGAATAATAATTTTGACATCCCTTTTTATATCTTTTGGGTCAGGATTTTCAAGCTTTACTTCTTCTTCGTTTTTGTAAACTTTTCCTGTTTTTATATTTGTAATTGTAGTTTCTGCCTCACATTTTATGATGGGCACTTTCTCACCATTGATAATTGTATAATCTGTCATTAAGTTCTGTCTTGTTCTAGTATGGCTACTGTTCCTGTAATAACACTGGTATGACTTGATTTTATTTTTAATATATCGTTTTCTTCAAACACTTTTACACCTGTAATTAAATCTGATGATGTACCAGTTGCTAAAGTTCTTTTAGAAAAATTAAAATCTGTAGTAGCTGAATTGTCTCTGATAGAAGCCGTTACACTAACTGTACCTGAACTTGAATTTAATACCTGAACACTTTTAATCATAGCTACTGTTTCAGCAGGACAAGTATAAACCGATACTGGATTAGTTGTAGTTAAGTTAAATTGTCTGTTTACAAATTTATTTGCCATTATCTTCCTTGTCGATTGTATTTCTTATACATCCGTTTTTCACTTTTGTTAAGGTTTTTTTTATGCCTTCCAGGCCTTTTTTTAGGCTTTGCTCTTTCATACCACGCAGTTCCAAATTGACTTTTTTTCTTTTTAGACATTAATCATTTAAAAAGTAAGATATAGCTTCTGACTCTTCTTTAATATCCTGTGGGTAAGTTGAATTTAGTGTTTGTATAATATTGTTAATATCTCTACCAAATTGATTTAAATTTGATGGTTGATAATTTGGTGTTGCTTGTGAAACAATTTCATTAATTTTTGCCATTACCTTCTACCTCCTATTTGTATGTCTGCTCTAAATGTACCAAATCTCCAGGTTTGTCCCGTGCCTGTATTGGCTATTTTAAAAGATGCAGCTCTTCCTCTTGATCTACAAAATACTTGTTTTGTACTTGTTGTAACTGTAAATGGTCCTGTTATCAATGGTCCAGATGCTGATGAAGATCTTGTATCTGAAGGGAAGTCTCTTAAAAAAATAGTTACTTGAGCGTTACCTACTTGGTTTTTAAAGTCAGGAATAAATCTTGCTATTCTCATCATAAATTCTCCATCTCCATCTCGATCAATATCAAAGTCACCAGACTCAATTTGAGCAGGTATTGCTGTTGTTGTACCATCAGCTAAAACTTGATCGTTTCCTGTTTCGTGTTCATAGTATGTTGTGGCACCATTTGATATACCTGGTATCTCACCCTGTGATGGAGCTTCTGAAGAACTGTAAGATGTAGCCAGAGGTTTTCCAAAAACACCCTGATCTACCCAAGTTGTTCTTTTAATTAACGAACCATCATTTGTAGTCCAAACTCCACCCGGTATGTTTTGTGAATCTCTTGTATTATATGTTACAGATCTATCTATAGCTGTAGATCCTGCAGTAGGATAGAACCAAGTAATTTCATTAAACTTATCATTTACACCAGCATGTACAATTAATTCAGCATCGTTATTTAAATCACCAAATACGTAGTCTTCAACAAGACAAGGAAGTTTTTTTACAGATGCACCATCAAAATAAAAGAAACTATCTTCAGACATCCAATAGATTATACCATCTACTTCTAAAGCTGCGTGTGGTGATATTAAACCACAGTTTGTACCTACTTGTTCAAAACCAAATGTAAATGGAGCTCCAATAAATCTCATAGTAAATAAAGCTGTATCAGTCCAAATATAATTACCGTTTCTACCAACTAATACTCCCATGATTCTAGAACCGTCAGCAAGTCTTTGTGTACCAGAAGTGTTGGTTGCTGTTGGTGTATACACATTTATATCTTCTTGATCAGAGAATCTTAAAAACATATCATCTTGTGAGCTAGTTGTGCCAATGACTGTTTCTGTCCCAAAGAAACACAAGTGTCTATCTGGGGTAGAAACTATCATGTCTCTTGATGCTGTAGGCGCACCAGTTACTAAAGTAGCTCTATTAGGATTGGATAAGGCTCCTGATGACGAAGGATCCCACTCAACAACAACGCTATTAAATATTAAGGCTATTAATTTTTGACCAAAATTAGTCAACTTCCATTGACCTGGATCTAAAATAACACCTGCAGCTGTAGCTGATCCCCATCCTGTATAACTTGATGCATCTTGAATTGTAGAACCATTTGCATGCGTTACATCGGAAGTTCCGCCTTGACCTCTAGATATACCAGAAATTGTATTTGTTGCTGTGTTGTTGGATGTATATGTAATTAATTCTGCTGTAGCTCCTGAGCCTATTAATAAAGTTCCTGATGCCGGCATGGTTGCTGATGAAGTTAAAACCACCGATGTAGCTCCTGCAGCAAAAGTTCCTGAATTATTTATTGTTGTAGTTGATGTTGTGGTTGTACCACCCCATTGTCCTGTAGCCCAACCAAATCCAGGTAATTGAAATCTTGGTCCTACTACAAAGTAAGCGTCTAAGGTCGCGGTTCCGGTAGTCGTGAATGCAGTTCCTGATTCGTTTTTAGACATAGTAATAGTAAAAGTAGTTGTTGTAGGAACTGTTTTTACTTCAAATGTTTTTGTAAAGTCTGCAGCAGTAAATCCTGAAGATCCAGGAATTAAACTTACAGAAGAAAAAACAATTAAATCTCCTTCTGATAACCCATGTCCAGTGCCTGTGCTTACTGTAACTGTAGGTGAACCATTTGTTGTGGTAAAACAATTAGTCATACCAGCTTTTTGTTTAGAAGCATCTAATGGGTGAATATCGTAGAAAGTACCTTCATAATAAATATATAAAACTTTATCAGTGCCGATAGCTGCATATCTATTACCCGATAAGTCAAACCAAGTATGTTGATCTCTAGCTACTCCAACAAGACTTGTTGCACCTTTTTGTGACCATCCACCTATTTTTTCAGGTAAACCATATCTAAACCTTACGTACTGGCCTCCGGTCCATCGCCCCTCAGCACCGGTTTCAGTAATTTGTTTATCATATCCAGGTATTAATTGTACTTTACGTAATGCCATAATATTAAGTATAAACTAAAAAACTCATCCTATAAACCCTATCCTATCTTAGGTAAACCAAGCATAGGCCTTCTATCAAATTTATTTTTATCAGCAAAGGGTCCATTTAGATGATTATAATGTAAAAAAACCTGTCCACAAACTTGACCCTCAAAAGGGGGTCTCCAGTGTTCTAGATCACATCCACTGTACACTAACATATCTCCTACATCTAATAATACTTCTGTGCCTGATGGTGCATTAGGTTTGTGTATATTTTTATACTCATCTATAACTGTATCAGCTCCTGTTCCGTCAATAAATATTGGCCATGGATCTCCACCTAAATTTAATGTAGTGGATATTTCACAACTCGGCCTGTCTTTATGTCTTTTTAATTCATCTCCATTTTTATATAACCTTGCATAAGAATAGGTTGGTACTAAATCTAAACCAGTGTGTTGCTTCATTGTAGGTAACATTTTTACTAATAAAGTTTCCATTACAGGATCTGCATAATGTGAGTAAGTATTAGGTATTTGTTGATCTGTCCAAGTGCCCATAATTCCATTGTCATGGATTAGGTTGTTATCATACATAAATGCAACCGCATCTCTCTTAAGCAAAAAATAATTAAAAATAAAATTAGAAATATCGAACGATAAAGCGTTTTTAATTACTTGATATTTATTGAAAGCCATGTTGTATAAAATTAAAACTTACTGATATTCTTATATCATTTGATTGATTAGGTTCAACACAATGCCAAAGGTAATATGGAAATATAATTATTCTACCTTCTATAGGTTGTAAATGTACTTCTCTCCATAAATGCTTTGGTGGTTTACCTTTTTTTCTCATAGGCATATTTAATACTGCCCCTGCTCTTGGTTCATTACAAACTAAATCACCAGAATTTTCTGGTGCCTTAATATAATACACACCACTGAATAAACAATTAGGGTGCACATGTGGAGCATTGTATCCACCTGGCGGATTTATGTTAGCCCACATATTACCTATTACAGGCTCTCTGTCTAACCATTCTTCCTTCCATATATCATTCATCATTATAAACAATTCATTTACCAAAGGTCGATACACAGGAATTTTATGCATTTCTGTTGTAGAGTGCCAACCATTCTTATTTGTTTTTTTTAAACCAGGGTCTCGTTTAGACCACATAACAATTTCGTTAGCAAACATTTGATTATCTAACTTTACATCTTTACCATATATAGTTGTTGGAAAAAATTGTTCTTTAATCATCTAAATGGTTTACCTCCAAACCAACAAACTAAAGATTGTCTAATACCTCGTTTTACAGGATTGACTCTGTGATTTAAAAATGAAGCAAAACAAATAGCATGGCCTTGTTTTAATTCCGCAAATTTACCAGGTGCCATTAACTCAAGATCGCCTCCTTCAAACTCTGATGGATCGTTTAGTAAAAGAGTCATTGATATTTTTCTAACCGGTGGTTCGTGTTGCATGTTTACATCACAATCCATATGCCAGTCATAAAAACCGCCTTCAGGATATTCTGTAAATTGTCCATTTTCTGTAACTTGTATGTCGCCAAAACCAAAATGATTTTCATTTGCTTTTTGTATAAAGTTATTCAAATCACGATACATATGTCCCATTTCTTCAAATGGTATCCATGATATTGTTGTAACTCTTTTCTTTGTATCTGTTCCACCACCTGGTTTATTCATTCCTACTTGTGCTGTTTGTGGTTTTTGTCGTCTTCCACATTCTATAATCTGTCTACACTGATCTGGAGTAAATAATGGTTGTGTTGTTTGTATTATCCAACTTTTCCATTTAGGTTCTGTGATATGTCTATTTTCGTACATTTTCAATTACCTTATCATACATAAATTTAATTAATTCAATTTTTTTTACAGGATGGTTTTCCCAACAAAATATATTTAAATATTGAAAAAATTTTGTTTCTACTATGTTGTCTCCAATATAACATAATGTAGATTCATATTTGTCTTTAAAATATTCATATCTATGCACACCGCTTCTAATGTGTACTTTATCCGAATCTAAAACAATTGGACATAACAATCCATTTGTTTCAAAATCTGGATTTATTTTATCAACAAATTTATCTACTGTTGGAAAATGAGTTTTCATATTTACAAATTTTACTTCTTTTAATTTCTCTTTAAATATTTGATAGTGAGGCTCTAACATTAACTTACTCCTCTATTTTTAATTGGGTCGTAGTGAACATCCATATTTGCAGCTAAAGTTCGTCTCATACCTGGTCCGTTAAAAGGATACACACAGTGCCTCATGTCATATGGAAATATAAAAAAATCACGTTCTTTTATTTCTGGTTGATAATCTACGTGAGCAAACTGACCAGATGCTGAACCTAGGATTTGTAACCTGCCATTTTGTGGCGCACCTGGCGATGAATATTCTACACCGAAACTTGGTGGTAATTTACAAATCATTACACTAGATAAACCTGTGTACAAAGCTCCTTGATGTACATGTACTGGATTGTATTCATGTTCAAACATTTGATTTATCCATATTGAATTTAAATGCGTCTCATATTGTTTTACTTTATTCCACGTTAAATAATGATTAAATTTTTCTTGAAACCAATTTATAACAGTTTTTGGTAAATGATTGTGTTTAGTCATTACATCGTTTGGTGGGCCATCAAAAAACAAACTATGTTCTTTTTCTATCTTACCCACTAATTGTTTATTGGCAGGTTTTAATTCAGGATACTTTGCTTCATAAATTTGATTGATAGCCAAATAAATATCAAGAGGTACTTGATATCTTAATACAGATTGCCCTAAAAAAATAAAAGAAAAATTATTTTGGCTTTGCATTGAGGTTGTGAGCTAGTTGATCTTTTTTATTGTAAATCATTTCTCCTGATTTTTTAACTCTCTCAATTGTTTTTAATTGACCTAATACATTAAACACTTCAGGTTGACTTGAGCCTGATGTTAATGTCTCTGCTTTGTTTTTCATAATGTGATGATATGATTCTAATTGATGTGTATTAACATCTTTAGTATCAAAAGAACCATCATCAAATTCTTTTTTTAATTCAGACCAAAGTTTGATTTCTCTCATACGATCTCTAGCTACTAATTGCATATTAGCTAAACCATATCTAGCTTCATCTAAATCTATTTTATATTTTTCTAATTTGTATTCGTCTTTTTCCGTTTCAACTTTTTTTTCTAACCATTTAACTTTAGCCTCTGACCTTCTACAATCAAATGATAAACTCATTAAATTTTCTAGGAAAACGTTTTGTTCTCTTACACACTGCCAATACTTTGAAGCTTTTGTTGGATACTTCATATCTTGAAGAACAGACATTCTCATTTCTGTTTCAGTTCTAAATACTTGTTTCTTAGTCCATGTATCTCGAAGCTCGGCTGTCATAGCCTTAAACTCTTTTACATCTTCTGGATCTAATAGGTTGTTTAAACTTGGTGCTTCTTTTTCTATTAAAGCATGTATATTTCTTTTATCGGACATTTAATATAATTTAACTTTTTACAAAACAAAGTCAAGATTAAGTTGAAGTTAATGTTTTAGATACAATAGTTTCTGTTTCACCTGTAAATTCTTCTGTTGCATTTGATGCTCCAGGAGGTCCAGCATATCCAGATGCTGCTAAACCTGCAGTAGCTGTAGAACCTGTTCCTAAACCTGATCCTTGTTGTCTTCCTGTTGCTAAACTAGGTCTTGTTGACCAAGCTGTTCCATCATAACCTTCTGCTGTTGAAATTATAACTGTTGTATTTCCTCCAGATACCAATCCAGCAGTTTGACTTCCTGTTCCTGCAAACATATTAGCTTGTGCCACAATCATATTTCCTCCCGCTGTCCAGGTATTACCATCGAACTCACTAGTAGTAGCTACTCTTGTTGGTGTAATACCTCCACAAACAACACCAGTTGTAGATCCTCCAAAGCCTCTTAGTTGTGCTGTTGTAGCAGGAAGTGAATTTGGATGATTGCTCCAGCTAGTTCCGTCCCATTTCTCTACCCAACTTTTATAAGTACTTACTCCAGGAGGGCCAAACCCACCTGCAGCAACAGCTCCGGCTTGATCTCCAAAACCTGTTCCATCTCTTACGTTATTATTTAGAGCATTTGCTGGTGACCAAGAAGAACCATTCCAAGATTCAGTAACATTATAGTTTGTTCCTGTTCCTGATTCTCCACCAAAAGCCAATGCAGCACCTTGTGTTCCAACAGAAGCTAATTGATTTCTTGCAGTAGCTAAATCTGCAACTTCAGTCCAAGTTGCTCCATTGTATGATTCTGTTTTTCCTGTTCTAGGAGATTCTCCACCAATCATTAAAGCTGCTGTTTGTATTCCAGCACCTCCTGCTCCATACCTAGCTGTATCTACATTTCCACTACTAGACCATGCTGATGAAGTAATTGTATTGACTGATTGATTAAATTCTTCTGTTGCTCCAACATAAGGCGGTGTTACTCCACCAAACGCAAGTGATTGTGAATTTGGAGATACCATTGCGCCCCCAACGCCTCCTCTTGCAGTAGCTAAATCTGCTGTTTCACTAAAACTAGTTCCGTCATAAGATTCTGTTTTAGCTGAAAGTGATGGTTCTGTTCCTCCAAAAACTAATCCTGCGGTCGTTATTCCTGAACCTCCAAGACTTTGTCTACCTGTATTTAAGCTCCCACCTGTTGACCAATTAGTTCCATCGTATTCAAAATTTCTATTACTAGCAGAAGTTCCTCCAACCAAATTAGCTGCGGTTTGTATTCCAAAACCAGTTCCATATGAAAAAGCCGTAGGCATTGAAGTAACATTAGTCCATGCAGAACCATTATATTCTGCAACAGTAGCTTTACTAGTAGGAGGAGAATCTGAAGCACCGCCTGCTGCTAATCCTGCAGTTTGAGTTCCAGCTCCCATTATTCCATAATTTCCTTCGTTTAAATTTCCTCCGTTTGCCCAAGAGGTACCATTATATTCTTCAGTTGCATCTTCGGCAGGTACACTAGGTGTTTCTCCACCAAAAGTTAAGGCTGCAGTTTGTGGACCGCATGCTGCATTAAAACCTCGAGTAACATTTAAATTTCCACCGGTTCCCCATCCAGTGCCATTATATTCTTCTGTGGCGTTTGTATGAGGAGGTATAAAACCACCACAAGCTAGTCCTGCAGTTTGTGTTCCTGCTCCACCTAAATATGCTCTTACAGTTGTCAAAGGTGCTGAACTAGACCATGCTTGAACAGCAACAACAGATTTTAAATTACCTTCAGATGAGTTATACCAAACCTGTCCTTCGTACGTCGAATTCAAAGTTGGATCCGAGGAAAGTTCTTTTATTCTCTTACCATGTATCTCATCGTATGTAGCCATTTAAATCCTTATGGTAATACTACGTTTGATGGTCTTGTATTATTTGGTTCAGCTTTTTGTTCATCAGTCTGAGCATCCCAACTTGCTTGAGCTGTTTGAACTTCAGCATCAACCAAAGCTTGTGCTTCAGCTTTTGTTTTCTCACTAGCTCCTTTTTCAGCTAACCACATAGCGCCGTCAACGTTGTTGCCAACCATCCAGACGTTTGCAGGATAACCTCTTAGGAAGAATTTTTGTCTGTCTTGTACAGTAAAAAATCCTTTTCCAGTGTTAGTAGCTACTCCATAAATAAAGTGTGCCATAGTCTTCCTCCTTTTTTTGTTTATATATCATAGTTTAACCCTGAGTTAAAGTCTCTACATTTAGTGATTCAGTTGATCCACTAAACTCTTCTACAGTGGTTACATAACTTGGATCTGCACCTCCTGCTTGAACACCTGTAGTTTGACTTGTCCCAATTCCGTTTGCAGAACCTTGTCTTGCTGTTCCTAAATTTGGTCTTGTTGACCATGAAGTTCCATCATAGCCTTCTGTTGCTGCCGATAAAGAACCATCATTACCACCACCACACATTGCAGCTGTTTGGCCTGCTGGTCCGCCCCAACCATTTACTTGATTTCGTCCTGTATTCATTGCTCCACCTGCTGTCCAATTAGTTCCGTCATATGCAAATGTAGTTCCTGTAGTTGCTGTTCCAGTGTACCCTCCAAAAACTAATCCTGCAGTTAGTGTACCTGCTCCTCCACCCATATTGCCTTTTAAAAAAGGAGCATTTGGCACTGCTGCCCAATTAGTTCCATCCCATTCTTCTACAGTATTTAATCCACCAGGTGTTCCTGGAGAAGTGTCTCCTCCACATGCTACAGCTGCTGTATTTGTTCCAAAACCTTGACCTGCTCTTTTTGCTGTAGGAAGTGAGTTTGTAGCTGTCCAAGCAGAACCATCGTATTTTGCTGAAACTGATTGCCTTACTCCAGGAGAAGAATTATTGATTCCTCCAAAAGCTAAAGTTGTTGTTCCCGTAAGACCACAACCCATAATACTTTCACCTGAAAAAGGATAGTTTCCACCAGCTGTCCAAGACGAACCATTCCATTCCTCAGTGTAATTATAATTTGAAGGTCCTTCTCCACCAAAAGCTAAACCATCTGCTGCAGATCCAGCACCTCCAATATGCTCACCATGATTTCTAGGCAAAGCTGTTGCACTAGCCCATGCTGCGGCTGTAATAGAAACCGATCCTTTATTAAATTCTTGTGTTCTACTTCCTATAGTTGGTACAGGTGAGCCTTGTGCAATCCAAGTTGCACTTGCAGAAGTTGATCCATGAGCAGCTGAGTCTTGTGCTATACCTAAAGCTGGACCTACTGTAAAAGTTGTACCATCATACTTACAAGAATTTGTTGGTGGTCCCCCTGCAAATATTGCATCTGTCTGTGTGCCTGATCCCATAGCATAACCTGATATAGGAACAACGCCATTTCCATTTGGACCTGTAGTCCAATTACTACCATCGTATTCTAAAGAAATTGCATTTTCAGCATCTCCACCAGTTCCTGGTATAGGACTGTTTGTATAACCAAAAGAATTTATTGCAGCAGTTTGTGTTCCTGCTTGACCTTGTGAACTTTGTCTTTGAGGAGTTGCTGTTCCAGCAGTCCAATTAGACCCATCATATTCTTCATTGAAACTTGCTCTATTTGTTGGAGGATAATTTCCTGCTGTTGCTAAAAGAGCGTTTTCTACCCCACATCCACTTCTATAGTTTACCGCATTTGCCATAGGGTTTACTGTTGTCCAAGCTGTTCCATTGTATTCTTCAGTAACTCCTGCGTAGCCAGGTGAGCTACCTCCACCTTGACCAAAATAAACAGCTGCAGTTTGTATTCCAACTAATTTAGTATTACCTCTAGCAGTATTTAAAGTTCCACCAGATGCCCAACCAATACCATTATATTCTTCTGTTCCATCGAAGGCTGCACCATTTGGAGGAGCATTAAATCCTCCACATATTAAACCTGCAGTTTGTGTACCACAACCACCAGGTCTTTGTTTTGAATTAGCAGTATTTGCTCCAGCTGACCATGCTTCAATATTTGTGACTGTTTTAAATGAACTATTACTTGAGTTAAACCACATTTGAGATTGTACACTAGTTTGTGTGGGAGTATTTGCTCTACCTCCCATTCCTGAGTGACTTGAACAATAATAAAATAAATTAGGTGCTCCTGTTGCTACGACTATTGTAACTTGTGTAGATGAATTATGTGTAACTCCTGTAGTATATTCTGATCCACTATTATGAGAACCATCAGAAGTTGTAGAAAATTTAAATGGGTGAGCTGAAGGATAATTAAATATATAAGTTGAACCTTCATATAATCTTAATTGTTTTTGTTGTACCCCATCAATAAAATACCTATTAGCTCCATCAGAAGATGCAACTGTAACTGTATAAGTTACATTTGTGTTAGGGTCATTTTCAAATGTCTCTACTCTTTTTCCAATTAATTCACTATATGTTGTCATAATTAACTCGTTGTAAACTTTTTTATATTAGCTGCGGTTGTTACTCCAGTAAATTCTTCTGTTGCATTTTGCCCAGATCCTGCATTATTAGCTCCTCCATAAATAATTCCTGCGGTTGCAGTTCCTCCTGAACCCATTGCTTGTCTTGCAGTTCCTGTTGAAGGTGCAGTAACCCATGAATTTCCATCATATATAAAAGCATTTCCTGGTGTAGCGGGTCCTCCTGTATTACCAAAGGCTGTAATAGCGTTTCCACTGTCTCCTGACATTGAACCAAAATACATATTAGCTGGAAAATTTCCACCTGTTCCCCAAACCGATCCATTCCATTCTTCAGTTGAATTTGAATTCTGATAATTTGGTGATGTTGCAGGATTATAATATTGTCCTCCTATTTTTAAAGCTGCAGTTGATGGTCCACCACCACTTAGTCGTTCCTGTCCAGTATTTGGACCAGAGTTATATGGTGCAGCTGTTGTCCATGCGCTTCCATCATATAAATATGTTGATTGAGGATATCCGTTGACTGCATCAGGTGCATGAGAAAAACCACCTATTGATACTGCTGCACCAGATGTACCACCACCTACTAAATTTCTTTTACCATATGGTGAAGCAAAAGCTCCGCCTGCTGCCCATGAAGCACCATTCCATAATTCTGTATTGGTAACGTTAGTAGAACCTGGACTTCCTGGAGATCCAGAAAAAATAAGCATACCTGATTGACTTCCTCTTGATGAAGAACCACATCCATATCTTCCTGTACTCATGTCAGTTATTGTTGTCCAAGATGATCCATTATATTCAGCTGCTGCATTTGTATCGTCCGCACCGCTTGCTTGAACTGCTGCTGTTTGTGGTCCACCACCAGTTGTTGTTCCATTAGGTGTTGGTAAATTACCACCACTAGACCATGCTGCAGCTGTAATAACGTTAAATGATGATGTAAATTCTTCTGTTCTTGTAACTGTTGGATCTCCACCTGCACATAAACCTGCAGATTGTGTTGTCCCTGTTCCAGATGTGTATCCTTGTTTAGTTGCTGTTCCCATTGTTGCAGGGCTTGTTGACCAAGTTGAACCATCATATTTTAAACATGTAGCTGTAGTTGAAGGTAAAGCTCCTCCCGATAAAGCCGCTGCAGATTGTGTTCCCCATGAAAACATCATGCTTCTTCCTGCAGGCATAGCTCCTCCATTTGACCAAGTCGAGCCATCATATTCTTCTGTATTTGTATAGATAGTTGTGTTTGGATTATTAGAACCACCAAAAACTAATCCTGCTGATTCTATTCCTGCTCCTGCAAAATATTGTCTAGCTTGAGATAATGCACCAGTACCAGTCCAAGATTCTCCATTGTATTCTTCTGTTGCTGTTGAAACTGAAGGACCTGTTGTTCCTCCAGCTAATACAGCTGCTGTTTCAAGTCCAAAACTAGCTCCAGATCTTCTTGCTGTAGAAAAACCTTCTTGTGCAGACCAAGCTGATCCATTAAATTCTTCAGTTGTGTTTGCTGTAGGATAATTTCCGTATACTAATGCTGAAGTTTCTGTTCCACATCCACCAGCATATTGTCTAGCTGTGTTTAAAGCAGCTATAGAACTCCAACCTGTTCCGTTGTAATTTTCACATACAGTATTGTTGTTGTAACCACCATTATATAAAGCAGCAGTTTGAGTTCCAGCTCCAGATCCAGATTGTCTTCCTGTTGACATATCAGCACTACTAGTAAATGCTTCAAGATTAGCTAATCCAGAAAGATTTCCTGTCGTATCATTATACCAAACTTGACCTGCTCCCGGATCACCAGGATTAGTTGTTTGGCGTTTGATTAACACCCCTGTAAGTTCTTTGTATGTAGTCACAAAACTCCTTAATTATTCTTTAATAACCAACCTTGTGTCGCGTCAGTATAAACTAAGGTGTTTCCCGCTCTTTCTGTTGATACAGTAAGATTAGCTGCAGTACCTTGAATTTTTTGACTGTTTCTTCCTACTGTCATGTTAAGTGTATCAAAAGTACCTGCATAGTCTATAAACACAACTTCATCACCGATACTTGGCGAAGATGGTAAGGTCATTGTTATTGCTTGAGAAGTTGTATTTATAAAATACCCTTCACCAGCCACAGCTGTAAAATCTGCAGTTTTTACCGCTTGCCATGATGTTCCTCCAGACACTGCCGCAAAAGATAATACCCCTGATCCGTTTGTTTTTAAAAACTCATCAGCATTACCATCTGTTGCAGGTAAAGTTAAAGTTATGTCACCTGCAAGTGTAGGTGCTTTTAACTGAACGTAATTTGATCCGTCATCAGTATCTTCTGTAAATCTTAATATACCAGCTTGAGTTGAATTACCTGAAATTTGTACGACTCCTGTACCGTTTGGTGCTAAAGGAATATTTCCATTAGAAACTGAAACTATTGAATTACCATTTACATCTAAGTTTCCACCTAATTGTGGAGAAGTATCATCTACTACATCACCACCTGTTTGAACTTCAATAACATTTGTTCCATTAGAGTAAACTATTTTTGTTGTTGTTGTAGACCAAGTTACACCAGATCCAGATGATGTTTTAAAAGTAATGGCTTGACCACCAGTTGTAGAATTTTTTAAAATATAATTCATTTCAGTGCCATCAGGAATAACAACAGATGCTGAACTACCTAATGAACCTGATGAAGTAAATTCAATTACTGATGTTGCAACCTCTGAACCAGTTCCACCATTTGTAACTGTAAGTGTATTTGTTCCTGCTGTAATTTGTTTTGAAATATAGCCACCAGCTATTTGTTCTAATATTTCTAAATTTGTGTTTGTTTTATCACCCCATAGACCGGCTTGTTCACCAGTCACCATTTTTTCAATACCTAAATTTGTATATGTCGATGCCATCTTATAAACTCCTGTTTACGCTGCAATATCAGTCCATGTAGTTTGTGAACCAGTATTTACCTCACTATAAGACACAGTACTACCGGTGTCAACACTTCCCCAAGCAATAGCACTTGCTAATCCTAAACCTGAAGTAATACCTAAACCAGTAGGTTTTATTACAGCTGTTTGTTTTGTTGTTATATTACCTAAAGATGATGTAATTGTAAAACCACTTACATCTACTTTAGAAATAGCCTCTACTGAACCTAGACCTGAAGATATAGAAAATCCAGTAGGTCTGATAGTTATATCAGTAAATGCTCTAAATGTAGACCCAAACCCAACATTTATTTGCTGACCAGTTAAGCTTACATCTGCAGAACCCGGTGTTGTAGCAGGATTAACTGCTGATGTTATTTGAACACCTGATAATGAAACTGTTTCAAAATTTGTTACTACAGGGCTTCCAGTAGATAAAGTAACAGGATTTGCGTTAACGTGAACACCTATACCATCACCTGAAATATCAACTAAACCTAAACCAGATGTAATTGTGTTAGTTATTTTTGGCGTAAGAGCATTTGCTTTTACTGTAACTCCACCTATTGAAACTGAAATTGGTAATCCAGCAGGTGCAGCAGAATAAGCAACTCCCCATCCAAGATTACCCCAAGTTTTTCTGCCCCAACCTACATTTAGTTGAGCTGTAATTGATGTTGATCCTACTGATGAACTAAAAGATTGACCTGTTATAGGTATTGTTACACCTAAACCGTTTCTGCCCCAATCACCTTGGCTCCAAAGATTTCTACCCCAACCTTCAGAATTAAATGCAATATTTTGTGCGTTGATACTTCCACCAGTATTCCAACTGCCTTTTCCCCATGCAGCTCCTGTACCCCATGCAGAGGGATTTGTAATGGCTCGTAGCCCAGTGATTGATACTGTGACGTTAGCCATTATGCTTTACCCCCTAAGCTAATCTAATTATTGCTAATGTGTCAGTAAAGTTTGGAAACTGAATTGTGAAAGTTCCTGATGTTGATGTTTTATTTGAAACAAAATCTAAAACCGCTACAGATTTATTTGCTTGATTTGTATTGTAAATCAATGCACCCATTGCTGTAATTGTAGCTGTTAAGTAAGATAAATCTGCAAAATCTACTATCGCAGTAGTTCCTGATAATTTATGAGTTTGTCCCGTTAATGCTTTTCCGCCTGATGCATAATCACCAGTTGAGTCAGTAATCTGTCCTGCAGTTGTAAATGATGCAAGTCCTGGTCCAATAACTGCACTATCTGAATATAATGCAAGTTTAAATGTGTTACCACCAGACGCATCAAAATTGTGTATTCCACTTAAAAGTTGGTTTTTAAAGGAACTTGTTATTGCGCTTGTTGTTATAGCCATAATTTTCTCCTGTTTTAAGGTGACGGTGAATCTATTTTGATTCTTATCGCACCATTGAAATAATCGTCTCTTCTTCTTCTGCCAATTTGCTCAATAGCATATTTAGCTATAGCATTATTATACTGTTTTTCGTAATATTGCAACATCTCCATAGGCCCTTTTAAATAACCAAAAGCTTCAATAAGACACGCATATAGCAGACCGTTTGGAAACCTTTTACTTAAATATGTCTCAGTATTAGAAGAAGATAAACCTGTTGGTAAAGCTACATAACTAGCTTGTATAGAAAAAGTAGCATTTGGTATAGGTGCAAACATTAAAGTATCATCGTCAAAATTTGCATAATATTTTGGCACACCAGTTGCGCTTGTTGAATTAAATTCATCAATAAAAGTTGTATCTCTTTTATCTAAATAAATTCTTTCACCAGAACTAGTTACTTGTACTGCTCTTATTATCAATGCACCTGTAGGAAAATTTAAAAATTTTTGAGAAGCCACCATACTTGCAGTAGCATATTTTCTATCTGCATCAGTATTAACATCTCTTAAAATTCTTTCTTCAGCATCGGATATAAAACCATTTACAATATCAGTTGTAAATACTGTATCATCAACTTCTGTGTAGTTTCTAATTTTTGTGACTAAATTTGCGTATGTTAATGCCATTATACAACCACTTTAACCTTTCCAATTCTACTTAATATATCTAATCTTTTACCTTGTGGCAAAGGTAGCATGCCATTAGAACTGTAAGTAGGTATACCAAGAGTTCCTTGAAATGATCCTACATCTACTGTCATGTTACCAATATTATGTTGCACTCTGGTGTTTCTTAAAGCTTGTGGATCTCCACCATAAACTTTTGGATCAAGTTGTGGAGATTTAGGTTCATATTCAGATATATGAACTAAAGAACCATTCCATTCTTTTACCATTTCTAAATATGGAAAAGCTTGTCCTGATCTATCTGATATAGACAGTGCATATTTACCTTTTGCAAATGTTCTAGCCATATTAGGTTACCGTTGGGTAGTATTGAGCAGGAGTAATAAAGGTTGAATTTCTTGAACCATCTTCATCTAATGCTCTTTTTATTTCATCTTCATAATATAATTTTAATGCTTGAGTTCTATCTGGTGCATATTTTTGAGAAAGATAAAAAGCTAATCCTGAGATCATACAAGGAATCCATCTAAAGGGAACATCTGCTGTGTTAGTGTAAGCACCTGCATCTTGTATTCTTTGCAATGAATAATATTTTAAATGAGTATAATTTTGACCATTTGGTGTAATATATAATGTTATAGTTGGAGTCGAAGTACCTGCAGTATTTCTATCAACAAAATACTGAGAAGGTGTACCTGTTGAACCTTTATTAGGTAAAGCTGCATAAGTAGATCTATCTATTTTAGTTATAGATACATCTGTAACGTCAGCACCTGGATTTGTTACAACAGAACTATTTGAAATAAAAGCTTCTAGTACATCACTTACTCCTGCTACCGTGCTATATTGAGATTGTGAAGCTACAAGAGCAACTGCGTTTAATTGAATTTTCCAAAGGTGAACACCTCTGTTACCCCACTCAGAAAATAAAACATTTAATGATCTTCTTGCTTTTTTTAAATCGTAACCAGAGTTAGTTTGAATACCGCATCTTTCGTATGCTTCTTCTACTATTTCATCGACTGATAAATCGAATGTTGCTGTTCCACTGGTTGCCATTTATCCATGTCCTACTTCTTTTTAAGTTCTTTTACTATTCTTTTTTTTTCAGATCTAAGATTTCTTGCGCCTTTTCTAGTTTTAGCTCTTTCAGCATCAACTCTGCCAAGCTCTTCGAGTCTGTTCATTCTTCTAGTATTAGTTCGGCCACCTTTTTTCATGTAACCCATTTTATTTCTAACACCCGTAGGAAGTTTTGCTAAACCAGGATTTTTACTTTTATCAACAGATTTTAAACCACCTTTTTTCATACCTGAAGCTCTTACTTTTTTAGCTGCTGCTGCGACTCCACCTTTTTTCATAGCGCCTCTGTCTTGTAACATAGTTGGCATTCTTTTTGATCTCTCACCAACACCGTATCCTCTTGAATACATCATGTCACCGGATCTGCCGCCCATGCCGCCACCCATCATTTTTTTTACTTTGCCACCTTTAGCCATTTTTCCCATAGCCATTCTTTTATGCATTGGTATTTTTGAATTGTCCATTTTTCCTCCTAAAATATTCCTTTGAATCCAGTTCCTCTAAACGCTGCACCTGAGCCGGGGATTCTTTTCTCGCCACCAAATGCAATTCCACCTTCTACGAATTTTTTCTTACCTTTTTTATTTTTTTTCATTATTTCTTTAGCGCCAGGATAATCTTTAGCTTTTCCTATACCAATAGAAATTACCATTGCGCCCTTAACGCCTCCTTTTTTAGCACTTCCACCTTTTTTCATACCAGGTAATTTTGGTTGTGTTCTAACTGGTTTGTTACCTTTTCTTTTACGTTTTTCTTCACGTTCTTTTTTAATTTTGTCTATAATAGGTTTGATGCTATCACCTATTGGTTTTAATCCGTTAGCCATAATATTCTCCTATTATTAAAGGGCCCTTTTGACGTTATAACTTATGTTATCTCGTTCTTACTTTATACCTTTTCTTTCGTTTCTTGTCTACTCTCTTACGCATTGCTCTAGAAGGTCTCCCCCCTCTTAAATTACCAGTTATCTGTTGAGGTATTTGTGCTCTACTTATTGGCATTAAACTAACACATCCTTTGCTTTACCTATTATTGGCTTATATTTGGTTCTGCCTTCTAGTCTAAAAGCATGCATATATTGTTTTCTAGGTTGATCGGTAGTGAAGCTGCAATGAACCCATCCTGAATTTTTTTCACCTGGAGTGTAGAACTCGAGAATCAATTGATCATAATCTAGATGACTATGTATCCAATCACTTAATTCAGCATTATCAACTCCTGGACATTCAAAATCGCAAGCCTCAGCTTTTGAATGCTGCGAATTTGGTGAACTACCAATAGCATTACAAAGCTCAACAGTACGGAAACAGCTCGTTACCCTTACTCTACCAAAATGGTCTCGTACCGGTTGAAGTATTTCTTCACATAAAACTTTCAATTTTTCTACTTGATCAGCATTTGGATTATTATCAATCCCCTTTCTGATAGCAGTGTCGCTTTTGGTTAATTCTTGAAGTGTAAAATTACGAGTCAGATTCATTTTTATTCTCCTCTATTTGATAAAACATTTTGTCAGTATCTTCAGTAGTCCATCCCTTATCTTCGACAGACCAGTAAGTACTTTGGACTTTATAGTCAGGCCAATCGTTAGAAACAGTGTAATTAGCAACATGCCACAAAAGACGATTATTAGGCTGAGCTGCAAAATTACCGTTATCAAGCTCCAGTATATGGTGACACTTATGTTCATCAGGAATTTCGGAATGTTCACAATCAATTTCATTAACTTCTGGAGTAGCCCAATCAATTGTAAATAAATATTGTCCATGATAAAATTTTTTATCCTTTCCTAGGTATTTACCTTTGGCACCACCTAAAAAATCAAATTCAGTACAACTAGGATAATAACTAAAGCAATTCCACAATTCCAACTCGTCGACTGACATATCTGGCACTTTGGATCTGTCAAAGTCTTTTTGAATAAACGCTGAAATAGGCAAACGCCAGTAGCACGCACCGTTTGGTAACATGCAATGAAATAAGAGGGCACGACCTGTAATCGCTGCCATGCCGAACATAATACAGTCCATGCTTTCTGTTTTATATTTTGGATCGAGATCATATAAATATTCCTTTCTTACTTTTGCGTATATAGTTGGTATATTAATGTTTAAGTATGCCATTAGTCAAGTATAAGGGATGTAATTTTTTTATCACCCATATATATTTCTACGTTAGCCTTAGATTGAATACATTTAAAAACTACTCTACCATCAGGATTTCTATCCTTCATAGCATAACGTCTAGCCTTCATACATTGTGATAATGTCTCGTGATAACGATGCTCTATAATTTTATGATCTTGTATTAATAATAATGCAAATACTATTTCAACCATTAGTGCTCTCCATTTCCATTTCTAATTAATTTTTCTACATCTACTTGTAATTTTGATACTTGTTCTTTTAAAAAATCTATATTAATTTTATTGTTTCTCATACCTTTGAGTTCTTCGTCCATAGACTCAATTAATCCTGCCATATGCTCTACTAACATGAAAAGCTCCGCTTCCCCAGACGACTGACCTAATTCTCCACGTGGATATTTAATTCTAAATTCTGTGTTATGATGTAAATCTTTTTCAAACAATTCTAATTTTGTAGAGTGTTGATTTAATTTTTCATTTATACCAAAATAAGCCCAGGTACCAATTGCTACCATACAGATCAAAGAAGCAACTGTTTTCATCGGCATTTGTACTTTAGCTTCTTCAGATATAGTTAATGGTTTTTTAGTCATCTTTTGGTTTTGGTAGAGGCAGTATATACCCTTCTGGTGGCATTTTCAACGTGCTGTTATTATCTAAACTTTTAGAATCTGGGTTTTCTTTAATATAATCTTGTTTTAATTCATCCCAAAGACTACCTTTAGGCATAGTTTCTACTTCGTCTATTTGTGGAACTACACCTCTACATTTTGATACTAATAATGCAAAATTTTGATTTTGTGCTAAACTTGGATTTCTATTAACTTTATTACACATTTTCATCAATTCAAGTTGTTGTTTAAGTTGCATGTTTTCTTTTGAAGTTTTGCAATCTGTGCCAAGATACTTTCTAAATGATAAATTAAATCTATAATTATCAGAATCATAATCACTATCTGAATAAGTGTAAGTCGTATCTCTGTCTTCTTTTTCTATTCTTGCTTCTACCTCACCACACCTATCACTGTTATTAAGATACTCATTACGACCGTGTGCCGGACCACCAAATAGTGCTAAAAGCATTAACATAACTATTAATATTGCTGTAAATTTGTAATTCATCTTGGCAATCTCCATAGTTCATCCTAATAATTAATTTCTCTATTTAAATCTTTTATGTCGTATTCCATCTGCCTGACTTTATCGGCCAAGACTTCGTATAAGTTTTCAGCCATTTCCCAAGTACCTTCAGCTCTTTCTAATTTTGCAATAACTGTGTTTACATTGTCGGTTAATACTTTCATGTCTCTTTGAATATTTTCTAAATCCATTGTTTTTAATTCATGGATTTCTGCTTGATTGGCGTTGATAGTATCTGTTAGATTAACAATGTATTTAACACCAGTAAATGTTCCGACTAGCACCGATGCTACAACCGGTACCATTACTATATTTTTTTTTAATAAATCTGCTAAGTTCATTGTTGATTAACCTCATTTTCAAAACTTATGTCAGAACTATGATCTTTCTCAAATGCATAAGTTCTTTTACAATTACATTTATTACAAGTGCACAAATCACCATCATAATGATGAGCGTGTAGAATTTCTCCACAGTGACATTCACAATGGCAATCCTTGCACTTGGACATTTTACTTACTGTGAAATACAGTAGCTGATTTTA